TCGGTTGGAATCAGGGTTCTCGGAATGTTTTCGCAATCGGTGCTCATAACCAGCGTTTCCTAACCAAATCAAACACGTCGTCGTTTTTGCAGCCGTGCAGATAAACCACTCCCTTGTCGAGAAGGGAGTTGTATTGTTGCTCTGACACCTGGGGGCATCTCCACCAGGATTCCATCTGCGGAGCATTGGCCCATCCCATCCGCTTGAAATACGGCGCCAGAATCCAATCCCACCCCGCGCGCGGGGTGCAGCCCCCAAGCTTTCGGGTAAACCAATGCAAGAAAATCTTGTCCCCGGACATCAAACAATTGCCGTTGATGTGCTGGTGACCTGCGTCCTTTATGCCCGTCGGCAATAGCGGCCCAAACACTCGCACCGGCTTAACTTTGTTCGCCGCGTCCCAGGCTCGCGACAACTCTTCTATCCAGCCCTTACGAAGAGGCGCACCATCCGCCTCCAAAAGCGCGACAGCCTTGTAAGGGGGGATTCGCTTGGCCTCGCTGTAAGAGTAAACGTAGTCGAGCGTGCCAAACGCGATGTCGTTGCATCCAGCGGGCCACCCGACGCCGCGACGGTTTCGGTTGATGTGAGTGTGAACCTTGAATTTTCGGGAGACATACTCAATCGTAGGAATGTCATGAGTGCAATCGAACCGCGCCGAGAAAAGCACGTCGGCAGACTCCGACATATGCGGCTCGAGGTCCGCGACGAGTCGGGCGAGCTTGCACATCTGCGCCTTATCGCGCTCCCAAAACACAAAAGCCAGCAGTAGCTTACTTGGTTGGTTCGCCATAGCAATAGCTTCCAATGTGACCGCACAGGCAGCCCATGTCCACATGCGGATGGTGCCCGGCCTGAGTCGCGCGAATGCAGAACTGAACGTCCTCACCCATGCCCATGCTCGAGTGTCGCTTCGTAACTTGAAGTGCATACTTCAGCAACTTCACGGCCTTCACCTCATCATGTTCTTCATCAAGTGCCCGGATTGCGGCTCCCGCCGCCAGCCGCAGGTCGTGTTCCGAGCTAGTAAACCACTGGCCACCTTTTCCGTCCGCTCCGCGCGCAAGGTGCGGAAATTTCTTTTCGATGTCGAGGAAAACATTTCGATGAATCAACATGCACCCGGTCCCGACCCACCGGGTCGGCTTGCAGATGTCATGCGGACCGCGCTTGGCAAACTTCAACTCTTGCGGGTCCGAACCTTCGCCATACATTCCCTTGCCGTGGCGCCAACGTCCGAAATACAACCCACCAACCAGAGTTTTATTATGGGAAAGAAGGCGGTCAACAGCATTAAGTCCGGCGAAATGCTCAGACAGGTTGAAACCAGTAAACGAGTTAAAAAGCGGCGCATTGCCGAAGGGGACGACCATGTCGTCGTCGATTGTCAAACACCACTCGATTCCCGTGCGCAAAAATTCATCGGCCAGCTTGTTTCGAGAATGCACGATAAACGCATCCCCGAAGTCCAGCATCGCCGCCGTCTTGGTCCGGTCGATTAGCGACATGACGCTGAAAGCCATCCGCGGCTCCATCGTCTTGTAAGACGGCAAACAAATGCAGACCTGTCGGGTCACGAATTCTTCGCCTCCACTTCCGAGCGAATGCGGTCGAGCGCGTCGCTGGGACGCTCGTTGACAGTTCCGGCGCCCGACGTGCTAACTTCTGAAGTCGTAGCGGGGCTTTCGCGGAGACGATTGGTCGAGCCCTTCTTCACGCGCTCCAAAAGTTTGTTCGCCGCGTCCAGCTCGGTCCTAAGCTTTTCCACTTCCGACTTGTGGGACGAAATGGCGGACGAGTAGTCCACCCGCAGCTTCATTAACTGCGCCAGACCGACGGCCAGGAACGCCCGCATCTCGGGACTGTCATCCTCCATCGCTTCCTTGATGGCCTCCTTCGTCTCCGTCAAAAATTTGTTGTGCTCGACGATAGACGCCTTCTCCGCATCCGTTGACTTGTCCGTGGGCTTTTTCTCCGCGAACCAATCCAGCTTCGGCAACATCGTGTCCAAGGTCTTGGACGCGTTACCACGAAACTCCTTCTTGGTCGTCTCCGTAGCCGCCGCGCGGTTTTGTAAAAATTCCTCGGAGTTTTTCTTCGCCGCCGCGACCGCGGCTTGCTTCTTCTCCTTCAGGTCCTCGAGCTGCGTCAGCTTCACCTCGATGAACCGGCGAGCCTGTGACGGAATTTTTTCAAGAATGGGGTCCCACTGCACCTTGAAGATGCCGCCCATCGACTTAATTTTTTCCACGGTTGACTCAGCCACACCAACCGAAAGCAGCTTGCCATAAATGGACTCAGCCTGCGTGGTGGACTCAACGTCGTATTTTCGAAACTCCGGGTCGGCCTCCACATCCAGCTTGCGACGAAACTCGCGAAGCTCTTTCAACTCGGCTTCCACCTTCGGGTCCAGCCGTCCGGATTTCTCCGACAGCTCCTTGTATTTCTTCTCCAGCTCGTCACGTTCCGACTGTAGCGCGGTGACCTTCTCCTTCGCCAACCGCTTCACGTTATCGAACGCTTCCGCGGCCTTCGGCTTCAAATTAGTCGGAGCCTGAATTGCATCAAACGGGTCAACCGCGCCGGACGCGCCAGTTGGTCCGGGGGAACCCGTGGGACCCGACGCCGCCTCCAGGCCAGAATCATCCGGGCCTTTCTCACCGCGGACGCCGGACGAACCCGTAGCGCCAGTCGCCGCCTCAGTCCCCGCCGACAAAAATTTTCCATCCGGTCCGCGCGCCGCCGACGACTTCGGCGGGTCATCGGTCTGCTCGGACTGTTGCTTTAGCAACTCGTCGAGCGCGCTGGATGTCTCCGCAGAAATAGACGGCAGGTTTGCACTTAGGTCTGCGCCGGGCGCGTTAGGATTTGGATTGGGCATAGATTAGGTTGTAGGTTTATCCTCGTCAGGAGGAAGTTGAAGCTCTTTCGGCCATTGCTGATTATTGTCCAGGTCCGGATATCGATTCTCGGGCTCCGGCTGCGGGGGTTGATGCGTTTGCAAGTCCAGCAACGCCTGGACCGCCCGCTGGTATCCCTCGCGCAAAAGTGTGGACACCATCGTCGAGTGTGGCGTCGAATCGTTGAATGGCGGGAGCGCGTAAAGCGTCGCCGCAAGTGCCGCCGACCCGGTAGGGGTAGCGATGAAATCTTTAAGCAGCTTCGCGTTGGTGCTGTCCCACGCGACGGGTTCAGTTTGGTTCATGGTCTGTAGGGGACCGTTTTATAAGGTCGGTGCGGGTGCCATTTCGGGCGGAGGGGCTTCTGGCGCCGGCGGCGCACCTTCAATCGGGGCTCCGGTTTCGTCAAGCGGTCCGGGGGGCGCTCCCGCGTCGAGTTCCGCCTGTCGTTGTTCGGCCTTCGCTTGCTGCTCGGCTGCTTCCGCAAGTTTCGGCAACTGCGCGGCAAGTTTAGCAATGATATCGCTGAACGGCGCCATCTCATCTTTGGACACGCCGACCTCAAGGCCAGCCTGCTCGTGCATCTTCGCGTGCTGCAAAATTGCCATCAACGTTTGCAGCGCATTTGGGTCCTGAACCGCCTGCTGCGCGGTAGACTCCAGTGCCGGCATCAAAACATTGAGATGGATGATGTGATTATCGCGAGGCGACACCGGAACATCCGCGCTCTGCGGAATAATAATCGAAGCCAGCTCCATCATCTGGGCACGCGTCTGCTCGGCCTCTTCCGTCGGGTCGTTGTCCGGCAACAGCACCGCATCCGCGAATTCCTCGTCCACGAGCGCAGTAAGTTTGCGCCGCTCAATTTCCTTCGCGTTGTAAAGGGGGTTCCCCCGGGCTTCGGTCGCGATGATAACGATTTGCTGCCGCTTAATCTCGGTGTAATCCTTCACCGTTTCCGCCGAGGGGGTGTTGGCAAGCTGGTCCAACTCTTCCCTCGTCATAATTTTCAGGAGACGCTCCTGCATCGCCTTCGCATCATCCTCGCTAGTGTTCGGGTCACACATGCGCTTCTGCATGGTCGTCACCGCCGCCGAAAACTGCGTCAGGAATCGCGAAATGATGTTGTCCTTGGTTTCTTCCTCACGCGACGCGAGAAAATCCACCGCAGCTTTGGTCACACGCTCACCCTCCAGGGCCTTGGGGGTTGTGGCACCCGCCATCTGGTCCAGGAGGTTCGTCAAAAACTGGTCTAGCTGCACAAAGGGCTCCACCGCGGCGTCCAGCTTTCGCTCGAGCACGTTGTAGCCTTGCGCAATAAGAATCGCATTGCCGACGACGGACATTCGGAAGCGCTTGAGCACTTTTTCGTCCGCCTGGATGATAACTTTGCCGGAAAGATTGAGTCGGTCCACCACCTCGTTGCGCGAACGGTCGATAATGCCCGCAATAGAGTAAAGCTCGCGACCAATTCCCTTCGAACCGTGAAGCGTGCCGTTGCCTTGCTGAAAACTGAAGAACGCGACGGCGTCCGCCATCGATTCATACTGGTCTTCGCTCGTGAACAGCTCCGTGAACGTCTTTTCTTCGAAAATGTAGTGAGAAACCTTGCCGTCAATCTCGGTGGCGAGCAAATGCCACACCACGACGACCCGCGCGCCGCTTTCGTGCGACATCCCGAGGTTAGACTCACGAATCAGGTCCTCGTAAACGCGTTCCCAGGCTGAATACTGCGAGCGTCGGTCCTGCGGCATCGATGCGTTAATCATCATGACCGTATTTGCGAGATTCCAGCCGCGAGTTTTCGCCGACTCCTTATCCGAAATCAATTCGAACAGCTCATGAAGCAGAAAAACCTCCTTGAGCGCGACCACCTGGGCTTTTCCGGGAATCGGTTTTGTGCCAGTGGGCACGGCCATGAAGTCCTGACGGAAAAATTTCGGAAACCAACTGAATTCGTCGAGCCACGCGACCGACGCGAAGCCGAAAAGTGCGTTCTCCTGCGCCAAGTCGCCGAGAAAATCCCGCCAGCCGGCGCGGTTGCGCGCGAGCGCGGTCACTTCCCGCCGGAACGCCTCAGTTTTCACCGCGGCGCCCTCGATATCCTCCGGCAACGCCGAGTTGGTGATGTATTTCACTCCCTCAACGGCCTGGACGAACCGCGGAGCGACCTTCTCCACCAACATCGCAAGGACCTTGGTCGAAAAATTCGCCTTCCAACCCAATCCCTCATTCTCGAGCGAGTCGGTCCGGTGCGGTTTCTCCGAATTAACCTTCGCTTGGATGCGCGCGTTCTTGATGTTCCGCTCTCGCGACGCCGCCAGCAACACCAGGACGATGTTTTTGGCCTGATTCGCGTCCTTGATGGCCCGGTTCCCTGGCTTCAGGTTCTTGGACAGGGCGGGCGGAGAGACGGCCCCTTGGAAATCTTCCTGAGGTCCGCCGACCATGATTGGTTCAGACCGTGATGGCGTAAGTGGCATCGTTTATTAAGTGCAGATTTTCAGACGTTTGTCAAGGGCCAGCGGTTGTCCGGGCATTTCTCCGTAGACAACTTCGCCTTCACCGCAACAAAACACCCACACAGGGCGCACTGCCGCCGCTTCGCCACGAAATTTGGGCACCGCTCACAAATACTGACCCGCTGGGCCGTAAGTTTTTCACCAACAAACACTTTGGAGCCTTGGGCGGCGGCGACCGTCACCCGCCGGACCGCGCCGGCGGCGTTTTTCACCGCCTTCGTGATTTTTTGCACGACGAACATCCTCTTGATGGCTGCGGGACAGCCCGCTTTAACCTGTTCTTGTTATAACCAGTTCGGCAGTATCCAGGAAAATTCCTGCACAACTGGTCATTCACCTCGGTGGCCGGGTCCCCAACCGGTAACCGGTTCATGACACGGTAGTTGACAACCCGGGAGATGAGTCGGGCCAAGCTCGTTGACCGGTGCTTCACGCCCTGGGCGTCCGTAAACACCCAACCGTCTGGTGGAAAGAGATTTGTATTGAATTTGGACCCCATAAAAACTCGCCAATCACATATCGTTGTCGTCCAGCGCCGTGTCCAGGTCCTCGAATCGGTTCGTCCGGTCGCAGCCGATGTCGCGCGCCTGGGGGTCCCACTCCGACTGGTGCTCGATGGGCTCCACGTCGGTGTCGCCGGCCATGCTGGGCGTAAACCCGAACCCGCGGCGCGCGGCCTGCAAAAGCAGGGTGAACGCGTCCGCGCTGTTCGGAGACTTGCCGGCGTGCCGGGACTTGTATTCTTTTTTGGACTCGACGTGTGACTTTTTTCCAATCATTCGGAACAGCCGGTCCGTCAGCTCCGGATACAGCTCGGACGTATCCAGGCCGAACGCGCAGAACATATACTTGAACTCGAGCCACCGGCGCAGAGCGAACCACAACTCGGAATTCACCCGGTCATAAAGTTCCTTGGCCGTGTCTTCGTCCTCGAGGAACACCCGCGCGTCCGTCGCGCCCTCGTAAAAATTCACGCCGATTACCGACGGCGACCACCGCGCCCGCAGGTAATCGTAAACTCCCTGCCCGTTGCCCGTCCGGTCCAGCGCGAGGTGCTCGGGTCGAATCTTCATTGCGCGGCAGAGCCGCATGACTTCGTCTCCGACGACGAACGTGTCGCCATTCGGTATGATGAAAATTTTCTCCGCGAGCAAAATGTGTTTCGGGGATTTGTGCCCGTTGCGGTCCAGAAAATAAATCGTTTCGCCCTCGGGGTGCGCAAGACTCGGACCCATGCGCAGCCCGGTCGCCCGACCGAACAGCCCCTTGCACATCATGCACGCGTCACCGCCCTCGAGCGCAAGGTCCGCGCCCGCGCACGGCTCCGGCGCGTCATACCAAATCACCTCGCACTTCAGATTGACCGTGAGCCCTTGTGGAATCACCGCGAGCGCGACACCGATGGGCGGAAAACATCCGCGCACCATCGTCCAGTATCCCGGCGAGTCGAGCCCGCCAGCGTTGGCGATGATTTGCTGCATGCCCTCGTAGGTCTGCATGCCGGGATAAATCTCCCGCTTCTCTTTGATGTTTTCGGACTGCATCGCGTCCAGGCGGACAATCCACCATCCGCGGACGGACATCCAATCGAAGTGCAGGTCAGGGTCGAAACTTCCCCAGCCGAACTTCGGCTCGCAGCGAACGCCTACGTCGTTGTTCCGGTCGTCCGGGTTGAACGCGCCGTAAACTTTCAGCCCGCCTCGATTCGAGGCGTTGGACAGCAAGTTGTCAATATCGTGCCACAGCCCTTTTGGCAGGTTGGAAATTTCGTCCACGAACACGAACAGCCGGCTCGTCTCGCCAAATTCCGGATGCGGAGTCTTGCGCCGAAAACGCGCGACACCTTGCAGCCGGCCCGCCGCCTTTTTCCCTTGCGGGATTACGACGCCCGCGATAGAGCCGCGCCGCTTGCGCAGGTCAAGACCGATAAACAGCTTTCCGATTTCCCCCGGCAGCGGGATAGCCGAGTTTCGGTGCAGTTCGACGAGCTGCGAAAACAGGTTGGCTTCGAGATGGTCTTCACTCGGCCCTAGGACTCGGACCGACGTGTATTCGGGGTCGCGCAGCCACTCCAGAAAGAACCGAATCGCCATGCTGAAGGACTTCGACTGCTTGCCGGCGCCCATCAGCAATCCAAAGTCGTGTTCATCCACCGCCGACCACACGCGCTTGGTGTTGTTCGGCCGAGGGTCAAACTGGTTCGGAGTCCACAACAACTGGGCGGCTTCTTCCATCGCGCCATGGTTCATGGCCCAGTGCAGTAAAATGTTTAGAAGCTCAAACGCCTTGGCCTTGGTTTCGACCGACTGCTTGGCCATTGCCGGCGTGGTCTGTGCTGCCCAGGCGCGAACGAGCCGCGCGGCGTCGTAAATCTCGCCGGCGTGAATCAGTTTCGCCGTCTCGCGAAGGAGTCCCTTAACGGGGTGTGACTCTGGTAAAGCCATTCATCGAGTGGGCCAAACGCCAGTAAGCATGCCCCAGAGAGAAAAAGTAGGGCGGGCGTTGTTTACCCCGAATGGCAAGCCAGAGTAGGTCCAACGCAATGGCGGTCGGAACCGTCGACAACAAGAACCACAGCTTCAGATTTTCCCACCAGTTTCGCATAACAAATTGGCGGCTGGCGTTGTGTGTCCACACTCTTCGTCCCTCTCGCGCCCGCACGGTCGCGACCCGTGTCTCCGCATAGAGGGCTTACTTAGCCAGCCATTAAAAGTAAGCGGCGTGTTGTGTTTAGTCGTTATCGCCGACTCTACGCGTGACGGGGGAAACATTCCTGTCCTTTCTGCCACGATTGCCCCGCCGACAGCCCGGAAACTAAACGCCGCTTGCTG